TGCGGTTCAGTCCAGCACCAAGATCACTGCAACCCTGATTTCCAACCTGAGCTGACATGTCAATTCCCGGAAGCGCCCTGCCTCTGTTGTTGGCAAGTCCTGCTGCAGCTGCTGGCTACGAGATCGAACGTTCGCTGCGGTTCAACTCAGCCGACACCTCTTCATTGTCTAGAGCCATAACGACCGGCAAAACTACTTGGACGCTATCTTTATGGGTCAAAAGAACAAATCTAATTAATTATCATTGCATTTTTAGCTCCGGTTCATCAGGCGCCAACGCCACTGGCATCTTCTTTGATACAGCAAGTGGCACTTTTTACGCATACGGAAGTGGAAACAATTATTACAGCACAGAAGTTTATCGAGATTTCAGCGCTTGGTATCACATCGTCATTTCCGTAAACAGCAACAGTGGGACTGTTTATGTCAATGGACAATCAGTGACATTTTCACCGTCTCTTGCCTTCACGACTTTATACAATAATGCCGTTTTAGGGACCTATGGAACAGGCGGTTTATATTATTTTAATGGTTACATGGCTGATGTCCACTTTATCGATGGTCAAGCATTAGCAGCTACCGATTTTGGCGAGCTTGACGATAACGGCGTGTGGCAGCCAATTGCATACGCGGGAACCTACGGCACGGATGGGGCGCACCTTCCCTTTAGCGACAATAGTTCTGCCTCTGCACTTGGCACGGACGACAGCGGCAACGGGAATGATTGGACGGTTAACAACATTGCCACTGGGTCGGCTCCATCAGGCAGCAATGTCGGACTGTATTTAGCGGATGGTACGCCAACTGCTGGAAGTATCTCTGACATGTTTGATGGAGACACCAGCACGACTTATTACTACAGAGCAATCGGCGGCACGTTAACGCTGTACTTTACTGAACCTGTTAGTGGTGATTTTGTAATTACTGCTGCTGACGGAACATCCCTCACTAATAGCGGTGGCGGTTACAAACTATACGACTCATCTGGCACGTTGCTAGTCAATCAAGCTTCTCCAACTACAATCACAACAAACACACATTCAAGTTTGAGTAATGTCAAAAAACTTGAGATGATTGGTGGTTCTGGATACGGCGGTATTCAGATTTTTGAGATTAGCGTTTCTGGAGTTACTTTTCAGGAAACACTAAACCCGCCGGACGACGACTCCCTCCTTGACTCGCCCACGAACGGCGACACGGCGAATGACACTGGCGCGGGCGGTGAAGTGCCGGGGAATTACTGCACTTGGAATCCGTTACAACAAAAAGGAACAATCACGCTATCCAATGGCAATCTTGATGTCAATTCAGCATCCACAGCGCATGGGCATTGTGGTGCCACCTTTGCCGTGTCTAGTGGCAAATGGTACTGGGAACTAACCAAATCAAGCTCAACTGCTGCTGGCGCGGATGGCTTTGGTTTTGCAAAATCGAAACTCGTCCCCAACCCCAGTTATGATTACCTAAATCTAGACGCAGGCAAAAACTACATTTTTACACAATCCAATACTATTTATATGGTGGACAACGGAACCACCACTAGTGTTTCAAGCGCCTCTGCAGCTAATGATGCGGGCGTTTATATGTTTGCTTATGACTTTGACAATGGCAAAGGATGGGCAGGTAAAGACGGTGTTTGGTGGACGTGGAACGCTCTGACTGGAGGTGATCCAGCAAACGGAACAAATCCTGTGTTTGATGATTTTACGGCAGGAGATTTTTATACGCCTGTGATGCAACATTACACGGCGAGCAACCCTTATTCTGCCAATTTCGGCCAACGCCCCTTCGCCTACAGCGCCCCCAGTGGTTTCAAGGCACTCTGCACCGCCAACCTAGACACGCCGACGATTGAAGACGGCAGCACCGCGATGGACGTGGTGACGTGGACAGGCAATGGCACATCTCAGACGATTTCGGGTCTAGAGTTTTCGCCGGATTTTGTGTGGATTAAAGACAGAAGTTCTACCGCTTACCATCATTTTCTTGCAAATACTATTAGCGGTACAAATAAAGCATTAAGTTCAAGCCAGGTTGGCGGCGAAGTAACCTACTCCTCATCCCTTACTGCCTTTAATAGTGATGGATTTGATCTCGGCACAGAATTGCGAGTAAATGCTAGCGGCAGTACATATGTTGCTTGGAATTGGGATGGCGGCGCGTCAACTGTAGCCAACACTGATGGCAGCATTTCAACCAGCGTAAGAGCCAATGCAAATGCGGGATTTTCACTTATCAGTTATACGGGAACCGGATCCAGTGGGACACTCGGGCACGGATTGAATATTGCCCCTGAGTTTTTCTTCATAAAAAGCAGAGACGGATCTACAAACTGGATGGTGTACCACAAGGGCATTGGCCCTAGCTACTACTTAGTCCTGGAGCAAACATATTCACAGCAAGCAGCAGGATCCGATATTTGGCAAGGCACAAATCCCACCTCCAGTGTTATTTCGATCGGAGACTATACATATCTGAATAGTTCAGGAACGAATTATTTAGCCTACTGTTGGGCACCCGTGGAGGGCTACAGCGCCTTCGGCAGCTACACCGGCAACGGCAGCTCAACTGGTGATGGTCCGTTTATTTATACCGGGTTCAGAATAAAGTTCCTAATGATCAAAATTTACTCAGGAACTACGAGTAACTGGGTCATGCTTGATTCCGCAAGAGATCCCGATAATGTTGTGCAAAATAACCTGTATGCAGACACTTCAGATGCAGAGAATCAATTTGATTGGGCAGATTTCTTGAGCAACGGTTTTAAGCTTCGCGTTAACTACAGCCAGGTGAACGGCAGCGGATATAGCTACCTCTACTGTGCCTTCGCTGAAAACCCCTTCCGTTCAGCCCGCGCACGTTGATCGGGCTAACCTAAAACCACGCACCTAGAACCATGTTTGTTCTCGACGGCAAGCCACTTTCACCCGATCGGGCTTTTACCCATAACGGGATTCAGTATCCCAAGAACTGGTTGCGTCTGACCACGCTTGCCGAGAAAGAAGCAATCGGCATCACCGAAGTGCCCGACCCCCCGACCTGGGATCAGCGCTTTGCATGGGGTTACGACGCTGATGGTCACCTGATCTGGAAAGACCACGCCGAGTTGGTCACGCTCTGGATCAGCAACACCCGTCAAACCGCTAACAGCCTGCTGACTCCTACCGACTGGATGGTGGTCCGCGAAGCTGACAATGGCACCACGGTCAATCCTGACTGGAAGATGTGGCGTGAAGCTGTCCGCCTAGCCGCCAACGAAAAAGTGCTGCATATCGGCACAACCAATGACACGCCAGATTTGGCGGCATACATTACTGGCGGCACCTACAACGTCTGGCCAAATGATCCTGACCATCCTCCTGTCGTCGCTGACGATCCTGCTGATGACGGGGTGGTCTCTGATGGGGATGGCGAAGATGCAGGACCAGTTAGCGGAGGAACAGTTTGATGGCAGTCAAGAGTAAGACTGCACTGGGGCGCGTCGATCACAAAGCCGGGCGTCCCAAAACCACATCTCAGGGTTACGGGCAACATTCCCGCCCACGTCGGCGCGGAAAGAAAGCCCTGCGTGGTCAAGGGCGCTAAACTTCAACCATGGCTATCTCACCGGGCACTTACAACATCAGCCTGCAACGTCGGGCTGATTACAGCGTTGTGCTTCAGTTCAAAGATAGTAATGACGCTGCAATCAATCTGACAGGTTGGACTGTTCAAGCGCAGGCGTGGAACCAAGGGCGCACCACAAAATATGCCGACTTCACCGTCACCTATACCGACCGAGCTGCTGGTACGGTCGCCATCGCGTTGACGGATGAACAAACTGCGTCATTCCCAAACGAGGCGTATTACGACGTGCTGCTTACTAACGGCAGCGGACTGAAGGAGTACTACCTAGAGGGCATCATTTACGTCAGCGAGGGATACACGGCATGACTTCAGTCAACATCACGGCTGTCACTAATACAGTCACGGTCACCGAGGGCGATACAACTGTTGTCACTATTAAAACTGCTGGACCGCAGGGTGCTAGCGGACAGGGTGTAATTGCTGGCGGCACCACAAGTCAGGTGCTCGCTAAGGCAAGCAACACTGACTATGACATGCAGTGGGTGAGTGCTGGCGCTGGCACTGTTACCAGCGTTGGCACGGGCACTGGACTAACCGGCGGACCTATTACGGGTAGCGGCACGATTGATCTGGCAGATACTGCCGTCACTCCTGGCAGCTACACATCAGCCAACGTCACTGTCGATGCACAGGGCAGGATTACCGCAGCATCAAATGGTACGTCTAGCACCAACCTGAGCTATGACGCTGCCACTCGTACAGTTGCTAGCGATACTGGCACGGATGCAACCCTGCCGATAGTTACTAGCAGTGATGCTGGTCTTGTTCCTGCTACTGGTGGTGGAACAACTAATTTTCTCCGTGCTGATGGCACGTTTGCTGCTCCGCCTAGCGGCACTGATATTAACGGTCAAACTGAAATTCAATCAGCTTTAGATGATGAACTGATCATCTATGACACCAGTACGTCTACCAACAAAAAAGCGTTGGTGCGTGATATTGGGTGTCAAGGTATGGGTGGTTGGGGAATAACTCCTGATCGAATAATTCCTTTTGATACACGTTTTCCGAATGGTTCCGGTAGTACTTTTACTGTTGACAGAATATATTACCTCCCGATTTTGTTTGTTGAAACAAAGACATTTAATACAGTGCAAGTGGTGTGCCGAAACAGTGCTAGCGGTGGAAATGTAAGAGTGGGTCTTTATACCGCAAATGCAGGACCAGGCTCGCTGGTTGCCGATTACGGTAAAATAACAGTTAGCAACGGAAATCTTCAGTTTGCCATAAACCAGACGATTGAAGCTGGCTGGTATTGGGCGGCGTTTGTTACTGATGATTCCAGTGCTAACTTTAGTCGCCAAGGAGACTATCCAATTTCAATGGTAATGAATCAAGTTGGTACAACGTCAGACTATGCATTCGGCACCATTACGAATGTATATGAAAACTCAGCGGGATCTGCCAATAACGGGTTGCCATCAACTGCTACTTGGACTAACGGCATCGGCACCATCCCAATATCGTCTTGGTTTAACGTCTAACCATGCAATACATCACACAACGCTACGACGGCAAAGGCACCCTGATCAGCGAAACTCGCGTTGATCTCACGCCTGAAGACATTGCCCGTGAATGGGACGGCATCCGCCAAGAACGCAACCGCCTATTGGCTGCATGCGACTGGACTCAAATTAGTGATGCCACCGCAGACAAAGATGCCTGGGCAGTTTATCGCCAAGCACTCCGCGACATTACGCTGCAACCTAACCCATTGGAAGTGCAATGGCCGGTTGCTCCGTAGTACGCCCCAGTTGCTGTGGACAAAATCAACCTTGAACTGATCGGTGGCATCCTTGCCATTGCTGTTCAGGCTGGTATTGCTGTCTGGTGGGCAAGCGGCGTCAACTCAAAGATGTTTCACATCGAGCACGAGCTGATGAAGCTCAACATGAACGTGGAGCAAAACACCGAGTTCAGAATTAAGTGGCCGCGTGGTGAGATGGGCGCATTGCCGGACGACGTTAAGCAAGATTCCGCAATTCAAGTATTGCAAGCAGAAGTTGAGCGACTTAGACAGCGAACAAAATGCTCTAGGTAAATGGATCCCGAAACACTAGAAAACTGGCGCAAGATCAAAGCAGCACTAGAAAAAGCAGGCAAAACGGACTGCGATTATTACCGGCGAGCTGTTGCAATTCTTGGAGGCCAGCCGGATCCGTGGAGACCTCCATCGTTAGACTGATTTCAACGAGATGCAGCCGTGGATCCGTTCCTGACACCATTGGTCACCGCGGCGATCATTGCTGGCGTCAGCGCTTTGTGGCGTATTGACAAGCGCGCCAGTGTGATGGACACAAGGATGGCATTGATCCTTGAGCAGATCACAGCGTTACGCAGCGACCACAAGGAACGTCTCGACGATCACGAGTTAAGGCTTAGGACACTGGAACAACGCCTGAAATAGAACTAGGCTTGTCAAAGTTCCAACGACACCATGGACCCCACCGTTATTGCCGTTATTGCCATTGTGGCCGCGGCTGGCTCTGAAATCATCACGCTGCTGCCTATGCGTGAGAACAGCTGGATTCAGCTGCTGGTCAAAGTGCTGAACGTGATTGCCAGAAAAAAGTAGGCGGCACAACTTGGTTGCTGCGCTTTGGCGATAAGGACTGGCGGCATCAGCTCAACAAGGCTGCGCGTGACTGGAAGTTTCAAGCCACATTGAAACCACGCATTGACCGAGCTGTTGAGGAGTGGCATGACACCCAACCGCCAGTCATTCCTCCGCCGGTCATTGATTTAGACAATCTCCACATCAGAGCACCCTGGGCAGATGACGAAGGCACCGGTTCGCCTGACTGACCTTTTCAAGTATTTCAAGAATCTGCCGCATCAGCAGGCTGCCTTGCATTTACTGGAAGAGGCCATCTTCAAGGCTGATGACTCGTTGATGGGTCGTGACCAGGAATGGTTCAAGGTGTGGAGTCAGGCTGGCAAGCAACCTGAAAACGACCTAGAGCCTGCTTTCAAAATCATTAGGAAGTGGGAAAGCTGCAGGCTTGAGGGCTACCTATGTGCTGCCAACATCCCGACCATTGGTTATGGGCATACAGGTGCTGGCGTGTCCGTTGGTTTGAAGATCACGCAAGCTGACGCTGACGCTTTGCTGAGGTCTGATATTGAGCGCTTTGCCAAGGCTGTTGATCATCAGATTACGGTGCCACTGAACAACAATCAGCGGTGCGCCTTGATCAGTTTTGCCTTCAATGTTGGGACTGGGGCATTGCTTGATAGCACGCTGCGGAGACGCCTAAACAACGGTGAGAACCCGCAAAAGGTGGCGATGGAAGAGCTGCCTAGGTGGAACAAAGGCGGCGGGAAGGTGCTTGAGGGCTTGGTGCGTCGTCGGCGTGACGAGCTGGATTTATTCCTGGCTGGCACTAAGCCATTGACGGACGACAACAGGTTGACCCCTGACAAGCCGTATTACTTCAAGGTGACGCCGAATATCACTTACGGCGAGCTTTGCAACGACGAGGAGGAACGGCGCTTCCTGCATCAGTATCAGTGTGATGTGATGTCTGAGCTGATCTGCCCGTTCCTTGAAAAGGTGCGTGCCAAATTTGGCGGCCCAATCATCATTACCAGTGGCCACAGACCCCCGAAGGTGAATGCGCGGGTTAAAGGTGCAAGTCGTTCGGAGCATTTGATGGACGCCCCAGATACGGGCGCTGTTGACTTCTATGTGGGCGGCGCTGACATTTACACGGTTCAGGCTTGGGTTGACGGAGGCTGGCCTTATAGCTTGGGTTATGGCGCAGCAAAAGGTTTCATTCACCTTGGCGTACGTCCTGGACGGCCTAGAGTCCGCTGGGATTATTGATCTTTGATGCTGTTACCTGATCACGAGATTCGTGCGCTTTGCGCTGAGCACGCTCTGATCCATCCATTCAATCCTGAAAGGCTTAATCCTGCGTCTTATGACGTGGCGCTTGGGTCCAACATCATGATTGAAGTTGCGGAAACGCCCGAGCTGATCAGGCACAACATTGCGACTCATACAAAGGAAGATCCTTATTGGCTCAGCCCTGGTGAGTTCATCCTTGCCGAGACTGAAGAGATCTTTAATCTGCCCGACGATCCTGCGATTGCCGCTCAGTTTGTCCTCAAGTCCAGTCGCGCACGCTCTGGCATTCAGCATATGCTGGCTGGTTTTTGTGATCCTGGCTGGCACGGCAGCAGGCTGACCCTTGAGCTGAAAAATGTCAGGCAGAAACACAAAGTCGCTTTATGGCCGGGCCTGCTGATTGGCCAGATGGTGTTTATGCCGCTTTCTGATAATCCTGACCGCAGCTACCGCGAGCTTGGCCACTACAACCGACACGAAACCGTCATGCCGTCGTGGGAAACCCTTAAGCCTTCAGCCAGCGTTACGGCGTAAGATTGATTCGGTGATAGGACTCCTGGCCGCCTTCCTGCAGGGCGGCTTTTTATTGCGAGCAATTTTTGCACTATTGGCTACCGTTTAGGCAATCAAGCGGTTGCTTGTGATTGAACACATTGACGGTTGGGAGTTAATCCCAAAGCACGAAGCGAAAAAGCGATTTCGCAATGCTGTTTTAGATCACTTCAACCATCATTGTGCATACTGTTTTGAACCCCTTGGCAGGTCGCCAACACTTGATCATGTGGTGCCAAAAGCTAAAGGCGGAAACAGCGAATTAAACAACCTTGTCGCCTGTTGTTTTGGCTGCAATATGTCAAAAGGACATAAGGACTGGCGGGTCTGGTACAGGGGTTTGCCGTTCTGGTCAGAGGTTGGCGAAGCCAGAATCATGGACTGGATCAATCAAGATCTAAATCACGGCGAAGTCATCTGATGTTGATAAACCTGGGCCTGCCATAGATCACTGGAATAACGGCACATTCCTTGATAGCAAGTGCGGTAATACATTTCACCGCCGTCAGCGGGTTCTAAGACTTCGATATAGCTGCCGTCTTCAAAATCAGTGCGGCTCAAAACTTTCGGTTCCATCATCGTACAGACTGCACAGGTTGGCAAAACGACCGCGTGCGTAACTCTTGGCCTCAGGAAAACCAAGTGAGCAGCCGTTACCACCATTGTGGGTCAAGGTTGGCGCCCATTGGATGCAATCCCAGCAACGTTTGCCTGTAGGTTCAGGATCTTCTAAGGGTTGCAGCCGATCGCCTTTACGGAACGATTGATAAATGTTGTTTGCCCTGATGAATGCTGTACGCAGATCAGGGGTTTTGAGATCCACCTCTATTTGCTGCTCAGGTTTTGGGCCAAGCCGCACACGACAGCGCCAGTTCTCAGACAGCTTGCGCCGCTCAAGAATCAGCCTGTTGTTGAAGAGGTGGATCACGGCTTATTCGTCTTCGCCGTAGGAAGGCTGATGGAAGATCCGCTCTAGGTTGTACGCATCAGGCATCAGCTCATCCTCTGTTAAGCCTTCACGGCAAGGATCGTTCTGGTCGCGCACGATGTAGCTCAGCGGTGAATTCCGCATCCTGACCACTATTGTCCCAACGCGGGGGCTCCTGGCCAAGATGTTCAGAGCACGATTTTCGATCCAATTAAGGAATGGTGCAGTGACTTTCATTGTGTTGCCCAATCCTGCATAAGATGGGCGGTCATGACGGCAATGGCAACATCAGCGTTGCGCTTAGCCACGTCGTTATCAGTACCACCAACAGCACGAACAATGTCGTCGCGCATAGCTTCATAATCAAGGTCACGAAATCTGGGAGCCAGGTATTGCTCAAATTCCTCCCAAAGGCCGGTGTATAGCCGGTTGGTTCGACCGCTTTGTTGGTAGAGCAGATCAAGGAAGTCGGCGCGGCGTTGGTCAAGTTCAGTGGCGTTCAGCATGTTGTTTGGCAAGGTCAAGAGCTTCTGAGTAGGTGTCGCAGATCGGCCCCCACCAAACGGCAGTGCCATCCCAACACCAGGGTTCATAGCCGGAGTGCAAACCGTAGCCCGTCCAATCAGCGCCGTAGCAAAAATGTGTCGGGCTGTTGTATCGGGACTGAAAAGCCTTAATTGGCGGCATTGTTGACCGGGCACCTTTCGGCTTGATAGCGGATAAATGGCTGCAATGCAGCGTGCATCCGTGCCGGGTGGTCAATGAAAAGATCTTTGAAACGATCAGACCAATACTCGTCTAGGCACTGATCAAGGATTGCTTTGATTTCGCTTGTAGAAATCGCATCCGATGGCGTAGTAGGGCTCATCTATGGCCTCTGGGAACCCGAAGGAACATTCGGAGCCATCCCATTCTGTGCAGTTCTGACAGTTGGGCTTTTTGTGGAGGAAGTCATGCCGCACTGACTCCTTGACGCGGATTGGAATGCGTGGAATTTCAGGTGCGGTGCGTTTCCAAGTGATGCCATTGCGGATGCTTGAGATGCATTGACGAGTGACCCCGAAGCGTTCGGCAAGCACTTCGTTGTATTGATCTGATAGCAGGATATCAATTACGTCCTGCTCAGTAAGTTTCTTGGCGAATTTCACCTAGATGGCAGGCAGTTTGACCTCTGAATGCTTGGTGGCGGTTAGCCACTTGATCTCGTGATAGAGCGGCGCCCACTCCTCAAACGCGGCGATCTTGGCCTGTTCAAAGTCAGTGGCCAGCACCCAGTCGTAAGCGCCTGAGGATGGGATGGTGAAGTAGAAGCGGCGAAGTTCGTTGGTCATTTGCGTTGATCAAGGGGTCTTTTGGACAGATAGAGCTGGGAAACGGTGAAATACATTCCGTCTTGGAATTGGACGACGTAGGTGGGCCAAGAGAAGCCTTCGGCTCTAGCGATCACCTTGTATTCCTCCTGTGGCCAGCCTTTGACGTAACAGGGCATCCCGGCACAGAAACGCCAAACCTCACGCTCAGCGCGAACGCCATTGCGATTGGGGGACATCTTGTAGACCTTTTGATTCGGGCTGATCACGGGTGCGACCTGGCCGCAGCACTGGGCAGAAAGGGCGACGTAGCTCATTTGATGGCGCTGATGTGATGTGCGGCGGGCTCGCCGTGATGTGCGGGTTGGAAGGTCAGGCCGTCGTAGAAGATGGCAGCAAAACCGAGGGTTGGGATTAGGAAGAGAATGCTGTTGGCGACAAAGTTTTTCATGGGTTTGTGTGGTTGATAGGGGTGCCGGATCGCTCCGGCTGGGCAGATCGTAGCGGCTATGTGCAAGGAGTAAACCCCTGTTTTTGGCAAGTTGTAATTCGTGATCTTGACGAGCGACCTAGCGTGAATGTGCTATGCGCCAACACCATGGATGATCCGGCTTGGGAATGGCTGCAATTAAGACGTGATGCATCGCAAGAATTCACCGTTGAAAAAGAGGCCCGCCGCCTGGAGAACACCCCAAACGCAGGCCCCATTGCCGCTCAGTTGTACCGTGCTTGGTCTATGCAGCAGGATCTACTGCAGCAGGCCACCAACAGAATTGCAGCACTTGAGCTGCAGCTGATGGATCGCAAGCGGGATTAGGCAGGCACTTTGATGTGCGCCCAGTTCTTCCCGTACTTGATGTTGTTGACGGTGCTGACGTGGACGCCAAAAGCCTGAGCAATCTTGGTTGCCGATTCCTTGCTGGCTAGACGCTGCTTAATTTCAACCACCTTGGCTTCGTTCAGCAGAGTGCGACGAGCGCGGCGTTTGGTGGATTTGGGCTTAGCCGTTGCAACTGCTGCGGGCTGAGGAGTGCTCCCGGCTTTGATGACCTGGGCGGACTCGATCAAACGCTGAATCTGGCCGATGCGGTTGTTCAGCTCAACAATTTGAGAATCAGTGAGGATGATCATGGTTGACATCAGAAAGAGGCTTCAGGGGTATCGAGCTTGAGCGGGCTGAAGGAGCCTTTATTGCCCCACTTACCGCCCCACAATGAGAACCCGGTTTGCTCGGTGAACTCATCTTTGCCGGTGTAAATGCGAATCTTGGTGCCATCAGCCTCAGCCTTTTCGGCCATGGTCATCAGGTAGTTCGCAGCCTTGACGGCCTGTTCAGCGGTGAAGTCAACCACGAGATTCTCTTCAGGCGCCTTGTCGTTTTTACGGTTGCGATTTTCCATGATTCGGAACTTCGCTTGAAAGGCAAATTCAGCCATGAGTTGAGAGAAAGGTTGTGATGATGTGGCGCAGGGCTTGGTTGATGTTCTGCCCTGTTTTGGCGCAATAAGCCGTCAACTCCTTGTGGACATCGCCCGTAAGCTTTGCCGCCACGATGAAGCGGTTTTTCTTGCGGTTGATCTCAGCGGGAGTTTTGGGCCGTCTTGCGGTCATGCAGGGTTATCAGCGATGTACTGATCAATGAACTGCTTGTGTTCAGGGAACTGGATTCGATCTGCGATACGCGGCGCCATGATCTTGAAGTGCTTTTTGAAAGCGTCAATCAGATCATCACGCTTGGCATAAGCCTTGACGGATGCCTTGACTGCTTCAAGTTCGTCGTCAGTCAGAAAAACCACTCCGGTGGTCTTCTTTGCTGCGGGCTTTGCTTTTTCAGCTGGCTTAGCCGGTGCTTCAGTTTTTGGCTTGTCTTGCTGAACAGCTGGCTTAGGTGCTTCGTCGCGGTGCGGGTTTTCGACGGGTTCACGCGCCCAAAGCTGCCATGCATATCCGAACTGCGCTGCACAGCAACTGCATAGACAGCGGCGGTGAGCATCTGTGAGATCACGAGCAGTGACCTTTTCGAAGGCAATCGCATTGTTCCGGTTGTCCATGATTGCCTGGGGGAAGTCAGGCGTTCGGGTTCCGTCGATATGGACAAAGCATCCAACGACGTACGCAGTGCCATTAGGCGCCTGCCAGACATGGTTGCCATCGAGAGTCGGAACTAGTTGGAACTGCCATCCAGGAGCGTTGTCCTGAAGAATGTGGCAAACGCGGCACCAATTCACATAGTCAGCGGCGTAAGAGCCTGTGCCTTTGGTGTCAACGTCGGCTTTGGTGATGACAGCCCCAAGGTTGGGGAAATCGGCCATAAGTGTGTGCGGTGGATCGGTGGTAGGACAATGCCTACATGGAGTATATCCCTGAATTTATCTAAGCGCAACCCAGTGGTAGCCACCTGCTCGATACCCGTATTTGCATGAGTTGTAAATCGCAGATGGGTCTACAAATGCGAAACGTCCCGCATCGCGGAAGCCCAGAAACTCCTGCCCTGTTTCAACGCAGCGGCATGGTGTCGGGTTGTAGCGGTGTGGCTTATTCACTTTGGGCTGGGCCAGGATCAGGTCCACCAAGGCGCGATCCTCAAGCACAACAAACAATCCGTCAGGGTCAAAATCACGGAATAGCCCAGGCTTTTTGCGGGCAAGCCGTTTCAGCTCTGCGCGAGACACAAACCAAGGCTGGTTGTCATGGTCCGATTCCTTCTCAGCCTTTAGTCCATGCTTCCGCAATGAATACGCGATGTGCCGACTTGTGCCAAACAATTCAGCAAGCTGGGGAAACTTGTAAAAATCCAGCTCGGGCATCAGCGGAATGCCCATGTGCTCCAACTTGCACCTAAACGCTGCTTCCGTCCGCTTGGGATAGCCACGATCAGCTGCCATGCGGCAATAGGTGAGGTAGAGCCGTTTAGGCGGCATTGACGCGCTGATCTCTTCAATAATGTCCATTTCGCCCTTGGTCCAAGGTTTTGCCCGCCTTTTAATCAACTTCAGATGGCATGACTGACCGCAGGTGACTCGTTTGCTTTTGCGATCACGCCCGGTTTTGAGCTGTGGGATGTCAAAAATTGATTCGCAGATGACGCAGATGCGCCGCTTGCTTGAACCTTTCACAGTGCGTTGATAGTGATGATTGCGCCGGTTAGTTCGCCTTCGTTGGCGTATTGCTTGGTGGCCATAAGGCTTGCCACCTGGGAGTCATCCTTTAGCAGAACGCCCGTGATGCCATCAAGGGTTGAACGGCAAAGTTTGTCAATGTCAGGCTTGCTGATTTTGTAGAACGGCGCGTTGGGCTTGATGATTCCCTTTGTGTTGCAGTGGGACTTGAGCCGAGGAAACAGAAATGTAATGCCGACGTAAACAGGACCCGTAAACATTTCGTGCTCAGTTTCTAGGGCTGCTTGGCTGACGGCAAAACGCCACGGTTTCACGCGAACGCATGATTCCCGCATGATTCCATTGCCCACATGCGTCTTGCTGCCTTGTGGTGCTGGCTCAATTCCTTGGACCTGAAAAATCATCGACTTTGAAGCAAAGGCAAAAACTCGGCACTAAGCCATGACTCAAATTTGGTGGCTGTCATGTTGCCCTTTAGGAGGGCGATGCCTTGATGGCACCAAACCAAGTTGTCAGGATGAAAAACAGCCGAAGGCCCAAATTCGTCGGCCCGCGACGCAGGCAGCTTGAAGCTCAGCCCAGCCGTTGATCCAATCTCAATTTGAAGTCCGGTGTAGAAACATTGGCCGTTCCATTTTTCAAGGATTGCACCGGTCCATTCCTTCCTGACCTGAGGGCTGTATTGAGGGACATAGCAGGATCCACGGGCTCCAGTTGAGCCAAGTAGTTGCCGTTTACGGTCAAACTTAAAAGCCTCTTTGATAATGGCTTTCATTTGGCACGGTTGACAACGTTGCCGGTGGAGCAGGGCAGGCGCACAGAAACAATTGGCGCATAAACCCAGGCTTTTAGCCTCTTGCCTTTTGTCGCGGAGGCGCTTTGCATTTGCGCTAATCATCCGAACGCATCAAACAGTTTTCAAGATGAATTTTGTCTTCAAGCCGTTGGTGGTACAAGCTGCCCTTAATTTCCTCTTCGGTAAGGGTCAACAGGTACACCGTCAGCTCAGCGATGGCGTCTCTGTATTGGTCTGGCTCCCATAGGTCGTACTTGGCCAAGATGGCTTCAATACGGTCGTCTACGGGAGTGCCGGCCATCAGAACTCCGCTTTCGGCAGGGTCACCCGCCAATACTCCGTCTCTCTTTTAAGTGCTACGCCCTCGAACTGCTCAAGTTGCTGCAGTTCCTTCACGGCATTGCTGTAGTGCCAGCTTGTGCGAGTGCAGCGGGACACCTTGACGGCATCGCTGACGAGATTGCCCTCGCCGTCTTTAAGGTCGTCCAGCTCGCCAGTGGCGTACATCAGGGCCAGGTCATCCATGAGCACCTGAAGGGCGTCTTCGTGGCGCTTGATTTCGGCTTTAGTGCTGGCGATGGCGTTAAGCAGAAGGCTGGGGTTGGTCATGCGGGAAGCGTCTCCACCGCAAGGAGTATACCCTAAAACTCAGGTTGGTTCAGCGTCAAAAACGCATCCCTCGCCGCCTGCCACTCGATATACGCCTGGTCAACGTCAACCTTCTGCAGCGTCGTTCCGCCAGGACGGCTCCACAGCACGCCTGCCTTCTGCACATACAGCCGCGGCCAATGAATGCTGAGCATCCCCAGATACCCGCCAAGCTGCGTGCTCACGTCATAGGGGCTGGCATCGGCCTTGCCTTGGGTCTTTAGGTCCACCAACACCAGCTGCCTGTGGTCATCCTTCCGCCGCAGTAGACAGTCAAACGACCCAGCGATGCTGCGCTCCACATCGGCCAAGCGGTACTCACACGCCACCGCCTCATAGTTCTCCCACACGGAATGGTCAATCAGCGGCTCCACCCATTCCGCATATTCCGCCGGGAAGTCCCCAGGGTCACCAGTCGTCAGAAATGTCTCCAACGCCAAATGCACCGCCTTCCCACGCGGCTCCCAAATGTGCTTTGTCTCCATGATCCGCTTCATCGCCCACGGATCCTTGGTGCCCTTGCACACTTTCGTGACTGAGTGGTTCAGCCATTGCCCCGTTGGTTCCCACTGATAGCGGTGCGCTTCCTCGTTGAACGTGATTGGCAGGGGCTTGAGCCACCGCGAAGTCTCTGGGGTCTGTGATCTGGACTCGTTCTGCGGGTGCGGGCTCATCTCTGAGAAGGTTGCGGTACGGGCGGGGTGTGAATCCTGGGATTCGTTTGGCGTCAAGTTCGCTAAGAAGCCAACCCGGCGGTGGATTGTCTAGATCTTGAAGAGTCCAGCGACCCTTTTCAATGCCTTGCCTGAGAACACGGCGGGCATCGTCAGGGTTGAACGTCAACTTGAAGCGTCCCATTAGATCTGCTTCCGCATCTGTTCGCGTCTAGCGACTGATTTCATCCGCGCACCTTCCAGACAGGATTCCGGCGTGCATGGCTGCTGACCTTTTTGCTTTTGGCCAGCCGTCCGGTGTCAATCAAGATTCCAGCTCTCACCAGTTGATTCGTAAGGCTGCCCCATGCGTTGTGGTGGTGGGGCGTGATGCCTTCCTCCTCGCACAAACGGCGCATGTCTTCAGCCAGGCATTCCACGCCGGCCAGCCGTTCAACAATCAAAGCCTTGGCCTGATCCATGAACACGGCACCGGCATTCGCGCCGACTGTTGCTATCGCGCTATCACGGGCAGCCTGACTGGCATCCGCTGAGTAATCAAATAGGGGTCCGAGGGTCATTGCTCTAGGGGGTCTAAGTAGGAAAAGTCAGATTTCGCGCCACATGCGTTCGCGGTCGGCCTTGTCGCGCTCAGCAGGCGCCAACGGGTGCAGCACATACCGCGCAGCAAGCGGGCTCTTCGGGTCATCAGCGCCGACATTTGGGCAGAACGTCATGAACACGCCCTGGTCGTCGTACTTGCCGATCGGATGCCCGTAGCAGGCATCAGGCGGGGCAGTGCGAGTCGTGGTGACGCTGAAGCTGACCTGACGGGTCTTGGAGTCAGCCACCTGCCAGACGTATTTGCCTTTGGCGTCGGGGGAATAAAGCTTCATGGTGATCAGTCGTTTTCAATCCAGCAACCAAGATCAGCGCTCCACACGCGCCCAGCAGCCTGCGTGACGTGCTGTTCGAGGTAGACCTCGTATTTGCCGTCCCGAAGCCAGCGAAACAGGTCAGGAAGGCTCCCGACGAACTCCCCGGCGGTCTTCCTCCGCTTCTGCTCGTCAATCGCCCTCTGAACGGCTTGCAGGAGGGTCTGAGGGCCTTCGAGGCCAACGATGGACTTCCACTCGTCAAACGCCTTGGGCTTCGTCTGAGATGAGACGCGATCGGGAGCAGATTGATACAGCTTCCACAGTTCCTCAAACTCTTCGCTGTATGCGGCACGTTGCCGCTTTTTGCCGCGTTTTGCGGCAGGCTCGGGATTTTCGTTATTTTTTTTCTGACCGTTCTTATTATTAATACTTAAATACTCTTCTTTAATAATACTAGAAGAAGAGATAGAGGCTTCGCTCCCCTCCGGTCGCTCCGCCAGCGTAACGTCCCTGTCAACCCCTAGGGCAATTAAATGGAGGCAAAACCCAGACAGAGACATGTAACTGGGCTTGTGACGCATTACAACGGACCCCAAATCATCGGGAATCCTCAAGTCGGCGCGTAGCGGCATTTTGCGGAAATGTGCGGGAAAAATCGGAAATCCGCGGAAATTTGCGGAAATATGCGGCAAGGCACGGCAGAGACCTTAGCCATCAAAAAATTGGCTGGCAAGCATTGCAGCGCACGATTTCGGCAGTCTCATTCGATCTCTTTGAGCCTTAAGCGTCTCAACCGCGTCTCAAAAGAACGCACATCATCAATTTGGGTTTATCCTGTTCACATCGGTTTTTATTTCAACCTTGGCGCGTTCTACCGCCGCTGAAGTCAACTTCCGTGTTGACACCATTTACGGTCTTTTGACCGAAGGAATGTCACGCGGTCAGATTGTTCATTTCTGTGCGAATCAATGGAATATCGACGCACGTCAGGCGGATAATTACATCAAGCGCGCTCGCATTCGCCTTGAACAGGATGCGGATATGGCGCGCCCTGCTTGGCTCGCTGAAGCACTCGGCAGACTTCGTACCTACGAACAATCGGCTTATAAACGCGGGCAAACGCAAGTCGCCCTAAACGCTGTTCAACTTCAAGCCAAGCTCATCGGCTTTGATTTATGAGCCTGCTGGCTAATGCACCTGGCGGCAATCTTCTGGAGCCCGTCATCCCCATTGATCAGCAGGATGAACGCGATTGGACGCCGTTTGCCGATCAGCTTTATCAAGGTCTGACTGATCCGCAGCGTCAGGTCTGGGATGCCCCCGAGCGTTTCAAGCTGCTGTGCTCAGGCCGTCGTTTTGGCAAGACCTACCTCTGCATCAGCCGCCTTGTTGCCTGGGCCGTTGAAAATCCCGGCAGCCTGAACTGGTACGTCACGCAAACCTATAAATCGGCAAAGCAGATCGCATGGCGTCAGCTCCGTGCCATGGTGCCGCCAGAAATGTTTGCCCGTAAAAATGAATCTGAGCTATCCGTTGAATTGAGCAACGGCAGCGTGATCGCCCTGAAGGGTGCCGAATCCGCTGATGCCCTTCGTGGTGTTTCGCTCAGCAGCCTGATCGTTGACGAGGCCGCATACGTCAAACAGGAAGCCTGGGAGATGGTGCTCCGCCCTGCCCTGTCCGATCAAGGTGGGCCTGCGTGGTTCATCACCACACCTGCTGGTCTGAACTGGTTTCACGATTTATGGGAGCAGGCCGAGGGTCAGCCTGATTGGTCCACGTTCAGCTTCACCACGATTCAAGGCGGCAACGTCCCGGCCGATGAGGTTGAGGCCGCAAGGCGCACGTTGGATGATCGGACCTTCAGGCAGGAATACCTGGCCAGCTTTGAAACGCTGTCTGGCCGTGTCTATCCAGATTTCAGCGACGAGAACATTTCTGAGGATGTCCGCGATACTGGCGGGGCGATCCTGTGGGGCACTGACTTCAACGTGAGCGTGCTTGCCGGGGTGCTTGGCAGCCGCGTTGGCGACACCCTCCATATATGGGATGAGGTCTCGGTGATGCAGACCAACACGGACGAAGTGTGTTCGATGCTCCGCGAGCGGTTCAGAGATCGCAAGGTCATTGCCTACCCGGATCCAACTGGCAGCGCCCGCAAGACTTCATCGGCTGGCCGCACTGATCATGAAATCATCCGCCAGTACGGGTTTGGCTGCGTCAGCCCGAAGGCGCCGTGGGCCGTCAAAGAC